GGCTTTACACTTAGCCAGTACGCAAGAAATTTTAAAAATTCTAAATAAAGAGGAAAAAGAGGGATTTGTTAAAATTGGGCAACAATGCCAAGAAGATGCTGTAAAAATGTTCGAAAATGCAGCGCAGGAAGAGAAAGAATGGGCCTCTTATTTGTTTAAAGATGGCTCAATTATAGGATTAAATGAGACTGTACTGCACCAATATATCGATTGGTTGTGTATGTCAAGAAGGAAGACTATTGGTTTACCATATGAAAACGTTGGCAAAAACCCAATTGGGGGCTGGACCGCACCATGGATGAGTAGTGAATCTGTACAAGTAGCACCGCAGGAACACGAAATAACCAGCTACAAAATAGGTGCAAGTAAAAACGATTTAGAAGACATGGATTTTGGAGACATGGAATTATGAGTAGATGTTGTAGCAATAGACCTGCAAGTAAATGTTGTGGCCGAAAACGTAGCCATGATCAAGAAGCCCGAATGCAGCAGCTTCTAGATTCTAAAAAACCTGTAGGGAAGAAAAATCTAAAATCCCTTATAGAAAATGTTAAAAGCTGGCACCACGACAGAAATCTCATTGAAGGCAGCACTGATAAAGATCAAACTCTTAAGCTGCTACAAGAGCTAGGAGAATTATCCGATAGCGTATGCAAGGGTAATGATATTCGTGACGATATAGGTGATATGCTTGTTGTTATGATAAACATAATTGAGCGTAATAATCTTACATTTGAGGACTGCTTGGAAAAAGCTTGGGATGATATTAAAGATAGAAAAGGTAGGATGGTTGATGGTGTATTTATAAAATTCGGGGACTAATATGGTTAATGGTCGTGTTTTTTATGCTTGTCTAGGAGTCCTTGTTAATAAACCGGGATCAGGCTCTACTCGCTTTGGCAGAAATGATCAGGAGGCGAGCGAGGACGTAGGAGATTTTTTATATCTTAATGGCGTCCAAAGTGTTGGAGTTAGTAGTGATTTTGTTTCTCAATCACTTGTGGATGTTGGTAGATTTCAAAGAAGATTTAATTACTATTCTCCTCAAACATTTGAAATTACTATTGAAAGAGTGATTGATCAGTCGTCTGAATTTTTCTATAGTGTTAATCCCAGTGATTACAGCGGTGGTATAGTAAAAGACGCATATGAAAACACACACATTTTGAATCCTAACAACATCGGCCCTTGCGGTGAAGCAGACAGTAGTGATAAGTCTCTAAAAAATTATGATATTGCCGTCCTGTACGGATCTGATGATGTTGATTTGTTAACCGATAACACCAGCGACATCAAAGTTGTCACATATAGAAATTGTTTAGTCACGAATATATCTTATACTATTAGCGCTAATGATGCAGCTTCGGTAAGAGAAAGTATTACATTAATAACACGAACCGCTGAGTTCAATGAAATTGCCGAAAATGAACTCCCCCTACCATCCTCTGCTGAAGATGGAAATATTATAAAACGATCTGATTTTGATTTACTGGCTACGACAGGCGGGTATAGTATTCTACCCACTGAGGTTCAGTCTCTTTTTGGTTCCACTCCGACGCTGGATGGAGAATCTATACGCGCTATAAATAACATTGAAATAAATGCGACAATAAATTATTCAGAAGTTTCGGATATTGGAAGCTGGAAAGGCGCGGGCCACACCCAAACACCAGATGGTCGGGGTTATCAAAACCTATATAGATATGTAGTTCTCCCAGTAGAAATTACGTGTGCATTTACTGGAACTTTGAGAAATCCATACGAAAGAACATTATACAATACCGACACGACTTTTTCTAGAGCCGATGGGGCCACAGGTAGTGCAAACTGGAATAAAGTAAACAAAAAAATTAGATTAGTCGCAGAAAAATTTCCATCACCACCAACTTCAACTTATTTTGTTTGGGATTTGGGTGGTCATAACTATTTAACAAATATATCATATGCGGGGGGAGATACCACGGGGGGAAACACGGAGGCCACTATGACATATCAAAATGATTACAGTGACTTTCTACTAGTCAAGGACACCAGTGTAAGAAGTCTAGACACAATCCGAGATTACATATACTAAAGCATATAACATCAGGGAGCGAAATTTGTCCAGAAGAAAAGAAAGAAAAGCGCAATCACAAAAACATAAACCACGAAGAAAAAAACTTAAACCAAAAACCGAAAACCAAGAAGACTACATTAGATGTATATCGGAAAACGATATAACATTTTGCTCTGGGCCAGCCGGGTCTGGAAAAACAGCAGTGTCGGTCGGATTGGCATGTGAATATTTTTTAGAAAACAAAGTAGAAAAAATAATATTAACCAGACCAGTAGTTGAATCCGGCAGAGGTTTAGGCTACTTACCCGGAAGTTTAAACGAAAAAATAGCACCTTATCTAGTTCCAGTAGTTGAAGAAATAAAATTGTACTTAGGAAGAGAAACTTATAATTCTGCAAGGTCTATAAATGCAATTGAAATGTGCCCCTTAGAATATATGAGGGGTAGAAACTTTCATAACACATTTATGATTTTAGATGAAGCACAAAACGCAACATATGAACAAATAAAAATGTTTTTAACTAGAATAGGTCTAGGCTCAAAAGCTGTAATCAACGGCGATATAAGTCAAACAGATTTACAGGGATGTAATGGAGGTCTTGACTCATGTATGGATCGCCTAGATGGAATAGAGGGCGTTGCTATCTGTGAACTAACATCAGAAGATATAGTAAGAAATAGCATTATATCTAAAATTCTTTCAAGATTATAATGCATAAGGACGCATATTGAGCTATAATTGATTAGCAAGTATGAGAATACAGGAAGGAAAATTTAATGCCCACATATGATTTTGAGTGTGAAAAATGCGCATACTATACCGAAATTAAACAAGGTTTTGAAGATCCATCAACACACACTTGTCCACATTGTAATGAGCCCACCCTTATAAAAGTATATATTAACGCCCCAGCAATGTTTGTTAGGGGCGAGCCCACCACTATTGGCCATTTAGCAGATAGAAATACTAAAAAGATGGGCAAATATGAATTACAAGAAAAAAGCAATAAAGATGGGGCTAAGGCCGATAAAGAGCAAATTAAAGCGAGAGAATCGCGTCGAAAAATTAATTCTATGACACCCGAACAAAAAGTTAAATGGATCAAAGATGGAGATTAAAATAGAGCCTGAAGAATATGAAGACATTCCACGCAGGGACTACCCCCATCATGCCACGGTGACAATGAAAATTGACATAAGAAAAATAGAAAAAGATGGCACTCTTGGTCAAGAAATAATAGGAAACAATTTACTTAAAAAGTATGGAGTATCCACCAAAGCCCAATGGTGTGTTAGCGGCGCGTCGGAAGCGGAATGTATACAAAATTTGAAAGACAAAATGGAGAAACTCAATGGCTAGATGGGAAAACGAAGATGTTTCAGATCTTAATATACCAGATCCGGTGAAAGCTGTTACTAAATTTGTAGGACTAAAAGGAAAAGAGACAGACGAAGAGCAAGCCATGGCAAAATCCGTACTGTCTTCTGACGGATCTAGAAGATTCTATATAAAGTATGGCAGGGGCGAGATACTTGACCCTTATCAAATAGATTCGTCTTATGCTGGATCGAGAAGGCAGGCAACAATGTATAAATTTAAAAAGGCTCCCGAAAGCGCTTTTGACAATTATATAAAATACCTAGAGACTAAAAATAGAATATTTTTTACCAAGGCAAGAAGAATCCTAATGGAGAACTAAAATGAAAAAAGGCCCACTATCTAATAAAGAAAAAGAATTTATTGACAATAACGAAAACATGAAGGCGCAGGACATTGCTGACAAGCTAGACCGATCAATTAGCAGTGTGACAAAATATATAAAAAATAGCGGTAAAGACAGTGCCACTCATGGTTTGTTTGCTAGAAAAGAAGACAGAGGTGTTACCGTAATGACGGAAGCCGCTTCTAGTCAGGCTGATGAAAATAAGCAATCTAGAAAAACGACGACACCAAAAAGATACACAGGAGTAATTCATACGATTAAGGAAAAATAATGATTTGTACAAAATTTGATAAATACATGGAAGATATTTGCCATAGAAAACTAATGATGAGCTGGATGATATCGCTCAGCGATGGCAAAACTGTTTATGGGGATTATGACAGAGATGGATACGAAAATCCTTGGAAGAGATTGAGAGATTACTGTGAAAAAAATAATGTATTTCTTACAAAAATTGAGCTATACATGTTTGGCGCTCCACATGAAGTCTTCTTTGAAAACCAAAATGGTTTAGATGGAGTGTTCATAGTTAGGGGGGCAGCCAAGAATCAGACTTTGGACGGGTCTTTTTCACAGTCATTTCAGACACTCACGGTTGGACTTTTAAATGAAGAATGCTCTGAGATAGATGTTAGAAAGTTTTGCTGGCCTCATAATGAATTTGAAGAATCTCACACCACCAGAGGCTTATCTGAAGAAAATTTGAATAAGATGATTTTTAAAAATGGATCAAAAAAACAACAACACCCGGAAGTACAAAAGTATCTCAACTGGACAGCCGTGTAGCGCCGCTCAATATATAGCGGAGTTGGTATGCATCAGACGTAGAGAAAAAGAAAATACTGGCAGCTTGGAATATAAATTTTGGAACAAATCTAAAAATGCAGAGTATCAAACTCAAATTAGGGCGGCTTCTAAGATTATAAAAAAGTTTGGAGAAAAAGCCCTAATACATTATCTAAATAGTCCTAGTGGTAAAAACGTCTACTCACTAGGATTTCTTCATAAATCTAAAAAGTTTGTACTAATATTAAAATTTGTTGAAGAGGGTGTTTCTAAGTCTGCGGAAATTCTAAAAGAGCAAAACAAAAAATCTTCTAAAAAGGAAGTGCCAAAAACGCCAGAGAACCCAGAGTATAAAAGCAGAAAACCTCGCAAACAAAAAAACCTATTTTCAAAGATCAGGAATATAGAGAATGGCAAAGACAAAGAAACCTGAATACATAGCACAAATCACCAAGCAGTACGGCAATATTATATCAACAGGGCTGGCTGTTCTAGAGGAAAAGAAAAACTACAAAGTTATTTCTGTTAGTCCCGCCATCGATATTGCTCTTGGTGGTGGCATTAGAGAGGGATGCTGGTTGACGCTAACGGGAGACCCTAAGAGTGGCAAAACAACTACAGCAATGCAGATAGCCGCCAATTGCCAAAAAGAAGGCAGGCCAGTTATTTATCTTGATGTCGAAGGAAGGCTTAAAGATTTAAACTTTGAGGTACATGATTTAGATCCAGAGAAGATGAAGATCGTACACCCAGAAGATAAGCCATTGCCAGCAGAGGACTTCCTAGATATTGCACACAAGCTCATGAGTCATCCAGACTACCACGGCGCGGTGTTGATTATAGATTCCATATCATCTCTCATGCCAGCTAAAGAGCTTGATGGCGACATGACTCCCGGTAGGGCTGGACTTCCTAAGATACTTTCTATCTTTACCAAAAAGATGGGACAGCTACTACCAAGACAGCGTGGCTTAGTCATCGCTATCACGCACTACATAGCTAATACTGCTGGTTTTGGCAAAGCTAAAATGGCTGACGGCGGCAATAAAATTCAATACCAAGCAGACACCAGAATGGAGATAGCTGGTGGCGGTGAGCGTGTTTCAGCTGTAACCCCTTGGGTCAGTTCAAGTAAAGAGAGAATAGGACAAATTGTAAACTGGAAAATTATATGTTCATCGATGGGGGCTCCGGGTGGACAAGTACAAAGCTGGATTAGATATGGCCATGGAATAGATAAGGCGCAAGAACTTTTGATGTTGGCTCATGATCTTGGCATGATAGACAAGGCGGGGGCGTGGCTGACCTGTGAGTTTATGTTGGATCATAAAGATCTTGCAAAGAAGATAAAACCAGAACTAGACGTAGAAGATGAGGACGCTTTACTTAAATCATTTAAATTTCAGGGTCAAGATAAGCTGTACGCATTTATGGCAGAGCATAAAGAAATCATGGAAGCGCTAGAAAAACAAATAAAGGAAATGCTATGAAAATAATTGGATTAGATGGTAGAGAATATAGCTGGAATCCATCGTCTTGTCAAGCCAATTCTTCTTCTAGATCTTCGCTCCATCTTAAAGCAAAAGATTTACTTGATGAGATGTTTCCTTATGATAGAATACTAGAAGAGCTTTCTCTTGTTGGCAGTAGAACAAGCCGCAGGCGTGGCACGCTGAGGGCCGATTTTTTTATACCAAACAGAATGCTTTTGATTGAGGTGCATGGCGAACAGCACCACAAGTTCAACAATTTCTTTTTTGCTGATAAGCTAAGTTTTTACAAAGCTAAAGCCAGAGATTCTGATAAGAAAGAATGGTGCGAAGTTAACGATATAAAACTAGTTGAATTTAATTACGACGAGGATGTGGATGAGTGGCGAAGAAAAGTTGAATGATTTTATCGAGGCTGTAGAAGCTTGGAAGTCTTCTAAAAGCATTGCGCCAATAGAAGAAAATACAGAGATAAAAATAATACTAAATCTTAAAACAGAAGATATAAAATCCCTATCGGGAGAGGATCGCGCATCATACGCATATGAGCTTTATGCATATGCAGAATATATAGAAAGTCAAAAGATTAAAGAAAGTATTGTTTTAGATTGGGCAGAATCTAGTATTTGGTATATAATATCTCAGA